ACTGCCTCTCGGCACTGGGAAACGCCCCTTTTCTGCTTGCCTTGATGCGTCCGCTAGTCGCAGGCATCCGGACGGTGTGCTAGCACCTCACTTAGTCTGGAGACGGTCAACCAAGCAGGATCGTATCTACAATTTAAAGCTACTATGACTTTTAACTCTAGAAATATCAAACAGATACTATCTGTTTTAATCTCCAGAGAACAAGAGTCATTAGTAGTTCAATCACTGTTACAAATAACAGTGAATCTTTTTGAAAGGTTGATCAGAGAGAGAGGTTTAGAAAGTGCAATCAAGTACTTCAAAAGAAGTAGATTACACTTTACTAGACATCTCTCTGGTCACCCACTTACAACATCGGCTGGTGTCAAACTGGATACTAGGGGATTACCAAAGTGAATGAACTTACCCCATCGAGAGTTATCTCCTTCGGAGGTTCGTTGCATTCTTACTTTGCTAACCTTAGGACGTCAGTTTAACACTAAACCGGTGCTGGATACACATCCAATTGAGGATAAATGAGAAGGGGCCTTACCAGATTTCTCTGCTAAGGAACTCCGTCACGTTTTAAACTCTTTGGGTGTGCGTAAGTGAGATTGAGAATGAAATAAATTCCATTACAGTACTAAGTCAGGTCCTAACGGACAAGCTTTAGCATCTAGTAAGCACGATCTCTCCGTTCTTCCTGAACAACTAAAAGAAGACATTCAATTAGTTGGTGGAAGATATATACGGTGAGCAATGCAAGATTTAGAGGATAGATCTAACTATCTAATAAACCTTTGGTATCAAGTCTTCCCAAGACCGAACAAAAAGATATGCAGAAAACTATCTTACTTTTCTGACCGTGAAGGAAAGACAAGAGTTATTGCGATTCTTGATTACTGATCACAAACCGTTCTTAAACCACTTCACGATAGAGTTAACTCTATCCTGAGAGGCATAAAGACGGATTGTACCTATAACCAGGATCACTTTAAAACTGTCCTACCTTCTACTGGTCCTTACCATAGTCTAGACCTCTCGAACGCTACTGATCGGATGCCGATTGCATTGCAAAAGGTCATCTTATCATATATCGTTGGTGAGGAAAAGACCGAGGCATGGGCCAGAATTCTGACAAAGTGAGGGTATCACACTGGGACTACCGAAGTATTTTACAATACTGGGCAGCCCATGGGTGCATACTCTAGTTGACCTATCATGGCTTTAACTCACCATTTCATAGTGAGACTAGCCGCGTTAAAGTGTGGTTATCCACACTTTACCGGTTATTCTCTACTAGGAGATGATTTAGTTATAGCCAATGATAAAGTTGCACAAAGTTATCGAGAGCTTCTTTCAACGCTCGCTATGCCCATCTCGGAAGCGAAAACGCATGTGTCCGTAGACACGTACGAATTTGCCAAGAGATGGATCCAGAAAGGTGTTGAAGTTACTCCCTTTGCTTTGAACGGTTTAAATGAAACTTGAAAAAGATATTATCTATTTTCAAATTTTATTCAAAACCAGCAACTGCATGGTTGACTTACAGAAACGGGGGACCCGGAGTTAATCTACGAAACCATGTTAAAGATTAAAGGTAAGTACCGGCAGGTACAAAGCCTTATTAAACTTTACAAGGTTTTCACACTGACTCAATTAGTATTAACTAAACGAGTAGAAGCGGCGGCTATCGAGCTAAGCTCGGTGCTGGCACTTCCTCTTCCAGAGAGACAGGACCCTTGTCAATTTATAATTGATTTGGTTACTATCACTCTGAAGAAACAGTGTGAAGTAGAGGAACAAAAGCTTTTAGGTTCCAAGGCTGATTTTGTCATAAAAATCAGAGATGGATTAAAAGAGTTTGTCCCAGACTTGCAGCTTCTCCAAACTGTACGACGGGCCTTATCTGAAAGTAGTCCTATATTAGGAGTTATCAATTTTCTCCAAATAGAGAATACCCACACTTTAATGAAATTAAAGTCTGGAACTCCAGAAGAAATTCTGGAGGTTATTCTCTCAAAGGATTTAATTGGTACCTCTATTAATTTAGAACTATTTCAAATGAGGTCCGCAAAGTCCAGAATCGTCTCAGCATCGACATGTATTAAACCCTTGATAAAGGATTGGCAGAATTATCTTGAACAAGATAATGATGTTAATTCCTATCAGGGTTATACAGAGGATGGTCCTGTGAAGGACTACTAAGACTCCTCTGGAGCCTTCCACCATTACGAACAAAATTAGGGCAAATTGCGACCCCTATTTTGGGACTGGGTTAATACCTCAGTCCGGGCTGTAATGGTGCGTATCCCCACTAGGTTTGATAAACCTAGC